GTCCTCGCACGCTCGGACGTCGTGATGAACGAAGGCCTTGTGCCCGAAGAAGAAATGCTGCCTATGACGTGGAACGGTGTTCCTGTCACGGTGCAGCATCCTTCCACAGCTGACGGCGGCTTCCTTAGCGCGAACTCCCCACGCGCACTTGAGGATTGGTGTGTGGGACGAATTTTCAACGCTTCGGTCTCGCAAGGAATTTTGCGTGGCGAAGCGTGGATTGCTATCGACAAGGCAGATCAAATCAGTAACACGCTGATTGAAACGCTTAAGGATGCCAGCCTTAGCGTTGACGTCTCTACCGGCTACTTTTGTGACGCGGAGCCGGCTTCAGGAGAATTGAATGGTCGATCATATGTCGAAGTCCACCGCAACCTTCGACCTGACCATCTTGCCTTGCTTCCCGGCGCAGTTGGTGCGTGCAACTGGGAAGACGGATGCGGCGTTCGGGCAAACAGGAGAAATTGGGTGAAGAACGCAAGCGCCATTCTGTCTAGCGTAACCGCAGCGCTCGGCCTCAGGACTGAAGTCAGCGATGGCTTGATCAAGGTTCACACGGCACCGCCGGAGGGAACTCCCGAGGACGAGAAAGAGGACAAGACCGATCCCGCCGACAAGGCGGAGGGTGAAGGAGAAGAGGAAGTCATGAACGATGCTACCAAGACGGCCATCAATGATGCCGTCTCTGCCGCGGTCAAGGAAGCTCTGTCGCCGACGGCGCTCTCGACTGCGATCAATGCTGCGGTGGGCGACGCCGTCTCGAAGCTGATCACTCCCGAAGATCGCGCGGCCTTGAGCCACGCGCGCAACGCGAGCGAACAGCGCCGGGCGGACCTCATCACCCGCATCAAGACGAACTCCACCATGACGGACGACGAGCTGAAGGGCTTGAGCGACAACACGCTCGAAGCTATCGCGCGCTCGCTGCCCGCCGCTGACTTCTCGGGTCGTGCTGTCGGCAACAGCTCGCTCGAGCCCGGCGACGACAAGGCTGCACTCGAGATGGGTGCCACCGGCGTCGTCAACATCTTCACCAAGAAGAAGGCCTAATCAGGTCTTCGCCTAAAGGAAGGGCTCTCAATCAATGCCGAGCAATGACACTCCCAAAACGGTTGTCCTTCGCGGAGACCCGGTCTCCAAAGAGGGAACAGCCAACGCCGCGGGCATTCTCCCCGGCCACCTCCTCGAGCGCATGAGCACGGGCAACATCCGCGTTCATTCGACGGCGGGTGGCATGCGTCCTGCACGCCTGTTCGCGCGTGTGGAAGAGTACACCGGCGGAGGCCTCGACACGGCCTATGCGTCGGGCGACCGCATCCCCATGTGGTCCTGCCGTCCGGGTGACGAGGTCTATGCGCTTGTTCCCGCCGGCGCGGCCGCCATCGCCATCGGGGATATGCTGGAGTCTGCCGGCGACGGCACTCTTCGCAAGATCGCCAACTACCTGACCGACTCGTCCGGCGGTACCGCCAACACGACGGTTCAGTCAGTAAGCGGTGCCTACACCCAGGCGGAAGTTGCGAACAACTTCGCCGATGTGGCCGCCGCCATCAACGCCTACAAGACCGCCGTCTCGGGCGTCGCTCGCGCGCTCCAGGCAGTCGACAACAGCGGCGGCGGAAGTGCTGTCCGCATCAAAGTGGAGATCGTTTGATGAACTCGAGTCTGCTCACTCGCGCCTTCGACGCCGACGGCCGCATCAACTTCAATCGACTTCGTCCCTACATCGATAAGGACGGTCAGGCGAAGATTGCGGTCAACGGCCGCTCCTTCGTGACGAACGCGCCGGCGATGCTGCGCTACGACGAATGGAAGGATATCGACCGCAAGGTGGTCGAGATCGCAACCCAGCGTCTGGTCGGCATCGGCTCGCTCATCTCGAAGGGCCTCACCTACTCGCTCGGCAGCGTCGGCCTCACCATCTCGCAGTGGGACCGCGTCTCCGACATGACGGGTGCCAACATCTCGATGTCCGGCATCACTCTCGGCGAGAAGGACAAACTGAACTTCGAGCAGGCCAACGTCGCCGTGCCCGTCGTCCACAAGGACTTCGAGCTCAATTGGCGTCACCTCGAAGCTTCGCGTCGTCTCGGCACTGCGCTCGACACGCTGCACGGCCAGGTCGCTGCCCGTGTGGTTGCCGAAGCTTCCGAAGACATGCTGTTCGGCGGCGCTTCTGTTCAGGTCGATGGCGCCACTGTCTACGGTTATCGCACCCATCCTCATCGGAACACGGTGTCGCTGACCAAGCAGTGGACGGCATCGAACTGCACCGGCCCCGACATTCTCGCGATGGTTCAAGCCATGCTCACCGCCGCTCGCGGTGATCGCATGTTCGGTCCGTTCGAGATTTACATCCCGCAGGCATATGAGAGCCGGCTGGATGACGACTACAACCCCGGCACGTCGGACACTCGCACGATCCGCCAGCGTATCCTGATGCTGTCCGGCATCAGCGACATCAAGGTGGCCGACCGACTGACGAACCACAACGTCTGCATGGTGCAGATGTCTTCGGAGACGGTCGACATGGCCATCGCCCAGGACATCAACACTATCCAGTGGGACATGCAGGGCGGCCTCCAGTCGCTGTTCAAGGTCCTGGCTGTGTGGGTGCCGCGCCTGAAGTCGGATTACGACGGGCAAATGGGCCTCGTCCATATGTCCTGATCGCCGACCTCGCTGAGAAACTGTTCCTGAGTAAGGGCGAGGTTGTTGTGGCCTCGCCCTCCTCCCAAAGAACCCCCGGAGAAATAGAATGGAACTTCGCCTTTTCGAGATTACTGCTCGCGGCCCCCGGCACTATCGCGAAGAGCGTGTGCCCGACGGCGGCAATCGCGGCGACGGCAAGCCCGTCACTGGTGACCGCTTCGTTCGCGGCGAGCGCGGCGAGTGGCGCGAACAGTTCGCTGTGACGACTGAGTGCTACGCGGCCAAGGGCTCGGCACTCGAAGGATCGTTCCGCAGCCAGATTTGGCTAACGCCTGATGAGCTGCCGAAGCTGAAGCATCTCGCCCTCCAGCCTGTGGTCACCGAAGTCAAGACGCCGGCTTACGAAGAGCCCGCCGAGGATGCACTCGCTGGCGACACGTCTACGGGCGGCATCCCCGTTGTCCCCGACGACTGGGAAGAGCTTCCGGATGACGCTAAGAAGGAACTCGCGTCGAGGATCGCGGGCGAGCCCGTCGGCAGCAAGGCGAAGGCCGAACGCATCATCAAGTACTTCCTGAAGGGAGAGTGATCGATGTCACTCACGCTGCCGAGTGTCGCAGAAGTTCGCGCTGTCTTCACTACGTCACTGGATGATACGGCTGTCCAGTCGTTCATCGATGATGCGGCGTTGGTCGCCGAGCAGTGCACTTCTGTAACCTCGGCGGCGGAGGCTCGACAGAAGTCCATTGTCAAGTATGTTGCCGCCCACCTCATGTACTGTGCCGGGTTGGCAACGGGTGCCTCGAAGGGAAGCGTCGTTTCCGAGAAGCTCGGCGATGCGTCGGTATCATACGCTGCAGCGCCTGCTTCGGGCGCGACCGCATCAACCCTCGGCAGTTCGTCGTTTGGGCGTCAGGCTATCCTCCTAGACGCTTCTGGCTGCCTCGCGGGACTCGGTAAGCCGAAGGCATTCCTCTCACTGGTGAGGGACTCGTGACTACTGCATTCACCATCGGCATGAACCAACAGGCGACGTACTGGGCCCCCGCAGGCAATGACGGCTTCGGGAGCAAGGTGTTTGCTGATCCTGTTCTGATCATGTGCCGGTGGCAGAATGAAGACAACATCGTGAAGACAGTCGATGGTCGAGAAGTGAAGACAACCAACGTTGTCTACCCCGACCGCGCGCTTGAGATTTGTGGCTTCCTCGCATTGGGAGACCACACCGGAGTAGGGCGGGAGATAGGAGTTCGTGACGCCACGCGGAACGTGCCCGCGTGGGAGGTCATTTCCTCTGGGGCTTCTCCCGCCCTGCACTCTGACGAAGTCCTTTATAAGGTTTTTCTCTGATGCCCTCACGTCCCGATGACATCCGACGGAATTATCTTTTGGCAATCGAAGCTAAGAAGCAAAGGCTTCGGGCGGGGCTATACGCTGGTGGCTTATTGATCCAACGCCGCGCCATGGAACACACCCCTGTGGAAGATGGGGCACTTCGCGCCAGCGCTTATACGCAGTTCGCGCCCGACAACCCGAACCAAGTGAACGTCGGCTACACGCAGGACTACGCCGCTGCAGTGCATGAGAAGCCGGGAACACTCGCGGGACAACCCCGGCCTAGTGGTAAGGGCGTATACTGGGGCCCCGACGGCTACCCGCAATTCCTTCGACGTGCTCTGGAAGAGTCTTTGAAAGATGTGGTATCTCTGGTCAAAAGCTATGGGGGACTTCGCTGATGAGGTCTCCCTCTGACGATCTTGCAAGCTATATTGCCTCATTAGGTGTGGGGGCAATCGGATCGAGCAGCGGCTGGTCGATCAACATCGGTATGATGCCTGACGCGCCTTCTACCTGCATCAGCATTCGAGACAATGGCGGCGGTATCACGCAGACCGATGAGCTTGACGTCCACTCGCCTGTTATCCAAGTCATGGTGAGAGGCGTCGACTACCGCAGCACCTATAACAAGATCGATGAAGTAACCTTAGCCCTTCACGGGTTTATGAACATGGTAATGGGTGACGCTCGATATCTTTCGGCTACGGCCATTACCGATGTGATGCCCCTCGGAACTAACGCCAAAGGGGCATACTTGATGATGCGGTCTTTCCGTGTCATTCGCCAACAGAACTAAGGAGCAAGGCTTATGGCCGCAGGAGTTGGACGAAGCATTGGTTTCACCTGGAATGGAAGCACTGTTCCGGGGGTTCAAGAAAAGGGCCTCACCTGCAAC